TTTGCGAATTGCGTTGACATTCCAACGAAAGCTGTCCCGTGAACGCGTCTCAGGAAATGCTGCGTAATGGGGACCAAGGCGGAGGGTGCCGTTGTCACGGAACTTGTAAAGAGTTTTCTTGTCAATGCCAAGGAGCTCTTCGATGCGGTACGCTGGAACCCAGCCGGGATGGCTTGCCATGACTTGTATAGTCTGTGTGCATACCCAATTTATCCGTACCCAGCTTCCTGTCAACCCCTTTTTTGTTAGCTTTTGTAACGAAAAGAATTCATGTTGCCAACTTAGAATAAGTTAACAGCTAATTGAGTATGTTCTGCAGCGAACACGAGCCGCTCGCATTGCTTCTTGAACTAACTCCTAAACTAGCTAAAAAACGTTTTAGACAATCTATCTACGAAGCCTGGGACAACTCCTGTGGATATTGTGGAGAAAAAGCCACAAGCTTGGATCATATTGTACCCAGGTTTAAATCTGGTTCCAGTAATAGGAACAATCTTCTTCCATGCTGCAGGCGTTGCAATGAATCAAAGGCAAGCAGAAGAATGGAAGAATGGTATAGCAAACAAGATTTTTTCACACAAGCTAAGATGGACAATATACATGTATGGATGTCCAGAGAGGCAGTTGACCTTTTTGTATATCAAGTAAATCCTTTACAGCTGGCAATTTGATATGGGCATTTCATATGATCCTCCTTCTAAGAAGTGGAATATTGTTTATGAAAAAACGGATAACCCAACTGATTTAAAAGCGGACTATCCAGTAGAAAATACTATAACTTTTTATGCTGTTCCCAGTTATACAACGGCAAGAATAAGCAAGGAAAGTTATGGCGAAGTACCGATTTGGACTTATTCAAGATCGAAGCTTCCGCCAGTTACGGCACCCCTAATCAGGAGTCGCTATGGCGAGACAAGAAACTTGCGGGATTGGGAAAAACGAACCACCCAAGAAATTACTTTACCTATTACAGCTAACACCCAAGACATATATTATTTAGTACAACAAAAAACAGGTGAGTCTTCCCTTGCAATCGGGGGCACTTACTTTGGGACACTTAGTCCTTCAAATCCTATTTCTTTTGCTCAAAATCTAATTGCAGAGACGGAAACAAATAATAAACAAGCCTCAGACGACAACAAGTATAACTCTGAGTTAAACGCAATAAACCTTAAAACAAACACAGAAAACACAGCAAAAAATACAGCGTACGATAAAACATATCAAGCGGCAACCACGGCCAAAGGTGGAGACTACACAACGCAAAGGGAATTAATTCGTTCATTAACAGGTATCAGCGACACTTTAAAATCCACCCTGGAGAATCAATTCAAAGCTGCTTATTCAAATGAAAAAATTGAATCGTGGGACGGAGAAAAACTAGGGGCCAAGCCAGCGTACGGCACGTTTGACTCTACATATTACAAAAATCAAAACCCTGCAGCTAAGGCACAATGGGATGCCGCTGTAGCTAACGATGATATTGACATCACCCAGCGTTATGGAGAGCCAGGGTTTTATTTACAACATTACACAACTCAAGGAAAGCCAGCCGGAGTACGCGGTAACGCAACGGAAGCAACATCAGCGGCTTCTTCCTATGTAGAGAAAAAACCAACTGATGCAGAAATACAACAAGCAAGGAGTCTACAGCTAGGCATAGACGACAAGAGTCAAGTAGATCGTTTATTGAACATACCGGAAATTGCGGATGCTTGGACAGGAGCAAAAGAAGGAGATACTTACTGGACAAATTTAGCCAAAAAATATTATTTAGATGTAACAAAGAAAGATGACTTTGCGGCATTGTTTCGTCTTTCGGAAAGGCCAGAAGATAAACAGGTTTCTCTTAGCTACAACGTAAACGCCGGATATGGTATCACGGAATTAGAAGACGCACTTAACCAAGCCGTTGGTACGCAAGCAGAAGTAGATGTTAAACGCTTTAGCGCTTTAACGCAAAGCGTATTAAAAGATACAATTGCTGAAATTACCAGGGCAAAACAAAAAGAACAAGCACTAAGCATGCTAAGTGGCTTCGGGGGGTTCAGTGAAATCATGGATATTAATCAAACACTTTCTGATTCGCTTCTTGGCGACAGCGGTGTCGGTGGTGTCCTTTCATTTATGGGTGGAGATAAAGCCGAGAAATCTTTATTGAAAGGATTGCAGGGAGTCACTGGTATCCAAAACAATGTTACCTATAACTGGCAACAATGGTTTGATAATTCTTTAAAAGAAAAGTATTCGAAAGCCCAAGAGGTTGAATTTTCTACTGGAGACACCAATGAAAAAATAAACATTGATGCAGGTTTTGCGCGTACTTTTATTGAAAAATACTTGCAACCTCGTTTTGATAATTCAAAATCAATGAATGAATTTGTTGAATACCTTGATGTACGACAAGAAGAACAAAACCCTTTCCAAACGCAAGACCTTGTTAACGCTACGAAATTGATTGCAGATATGCGTTCCAAGCAGTATTTAGACCAAGTTTCCAAAACGCCCGATCAATATTTTAATTCTGATTTTTACTTTACTCCTACGGGTAACACAGGTAAATCGGATACTTATACACAACAAACTAATACTGTTACTGCTGACTGGGAAGCAGCCAAAGGGGGTGACCCTTACTGGGCACAACAAGCATATCGTTTTGGTATTGATTTAAACAATAAAGAACAATTTGCTCGCATGCATTTCCAAGTGAAGGGCCAAGGTCTTGGTTATGACCCAGCAGAAGATACCTTAACTGCTTCAAAAGTAACAGATGAAATTTACAACAATATTCTTCCCGCTTTAAGGGCAGAAGCGTTAAAGCAAGGTTCAGTTTTTGGTCAGTTTATTACGCCTGATGAGTTTGCCGATAAAGCGCTAGCGGGCATAGATCCAACTGACAAAGATTCCTGGGCAGAAGCTTTAAAACAATTTGGATTAGATGATTTTACAGGAACACTCGATGACCTCAAACAATACATTAAGGAAACCCTGCAGAGCGGATCAGCAACAGAAATTCGCTCTCAGATCAAGGCACTGAATGAAAAAAATAAAACGCCTACGCAAAAAGAACTTGGGCTTACGTACATTGAACGTCCAACGGATTTCAAAAATCAAGCAATTAAAGGAGAAACAGAACTGTATAAAACATTCCAAAGCGCAGGCTTCAAGGGAACTGAGGACGAATTTTATACGAAATTCTTTCCAGACCTTGATCGTTCAGAGCAGACACTATTAACAAAAGCAGGGTCAAACGACGCGTTGTCTATGACTAAATTCAATTTCAATGACCCATTTGCTTCACTTGGGAAAATCGAAAGTTTCTTTGCTGATGACTTTAAAGACGCTTCTTCGCAAACAGATGAAACTGATTCTACAGATATGGATAGTTACTTTAAACTAGGATTAGCCGACGAAGAAGAGGGTTACCAAAAATCAAAATCAGGTAATCAAATTCTTGGTGAATTTACCTCTATGTTTAAAGGTTTTTAATGTCACCCCAACATAAAAAAGCTGCGGCTGCGGCACGCATTGCAAAGGAAAAACTGGCTTGCAATAAACCGCAACGTACTCCATCACATAAAACTAAATCGCACGTTGTTAAAGCTTGCGAAAATGGCAAAGAACAAATTATTCGTTTTGGTCAACAAGGAGTACAGGGTGCTGGGAGTAACCCCCAAACTCCCAAAGAGAAAGCACGTCGCAAATCTTATTACGCACGTCACAATGCACAAGATTCCAACCCAAGCAAAATGTCTGCACGGTACTGGAGCCACCGAGTAAAGTGGTAAAGTACTAAAGCCTTCCTCAATCCCATGGCAAAACCCAACTCAACAGCTACCGTCATTGAGTCCAAACCCAAGACCACATCCATTGGACATGGCTTGCACAGTCGTCCTCGACGCCGTGGAAGAAAACCCTATCGCGGGCAAGGTAAGTAAAGTGTGTATATTAGGAGTATGTATTGAGTACTCCAATGTCGGACTTTTCTTCTGCCATTAATCTTATTCGTAAGTACGAAGGGTTTAACGAAAAGGCCTACGCAGACCAAGTAACGGGTGCCGAACCTTACACAATAGGGTTTGGTACCCAGTTTTACCCAGATGGATCTCCTGTTAAACAGGGACAGCTTTGCAGTCAAGAAAAAGCATTGGAATATTTGTTTCACGAAATAACCATTATTGATACTCAACTATCTAAGTTAAATCTGGGGCTTGATAAATTCATGCGTCAGGCTTTGCTTTCATTCATTCATTCAGTTGGTTGGGATTCTTTTCTGTACAGCAGTATTATTGATGCGATTGAACAGGAAAATTTCTGGGCAGCAACAGACGAAATTGGACGTTGGATTTTTGATGCTGAATACCACGCAATTGGCAATCTCTTGGATCGACGCAGAGAAGAAATTGCTTTGTTTTTGGAAGGTATTGCCAATCCTCCCTATGGCTCTACCACAATTTTATTGAATGCGTTCCATGACTATGTTGCTACTGACCACCAACGCAACGCAATCTTAGCCCTGGAGAACTCCATCAATCCTTACGTACTAGCAAAATTTGCAAACCAATTTTCTGGCGAGAAAAAATCCTGAGCTAAATACCAGTCTACAGAGACAGACACTCCTCCTGGCAGGTAGGATTAGAATACTTTCATTAACGCAAGCTACGCCGGATGGAACATTCAGCCGAACCACGGGAATTTGAACTTCCTTTGGAATTGCAGTTTTCCATGCGTAAAGCTGAGTTGCAGGCCCAGGAGATGACATGGGAGCAACTGCACTCATCTCTTTTGAATTTGTACTACCAACGGTTGATGGAATGGCATGCCGTCAAAACATTGCTGGCGGATGAAAATATTGAGATCGAAATTGACCTTCCTACGGAATTAGAGCTAATTGAATTCGCCGCCACCTGCATCTCTGACGATGAAGATGACGACGAAGATGATGACGATGTGCTGCTGCCGTTTTAAACGTAGTCGCGTTCCAAACGATCAATCAAACGGTTAAGGTACCAACGTGCTTTTTTGGCATCCTGCAGAGTATTGCCTTTATACCAAAGACGCAATAAATATTTAAGTGTTTGCCACAGCAAACCACCAGAAATAGGATCAGGAGCATCTTCCACAGCTTGCTCCAAAATCTCAATAACTTCTACCTTACCCGCCGTATAATGTTCCGGGTGATCTACCGGGTCCCCCTTGGGAGCAATGGGACTTGTAGATACTGCCCAGGGTACTGGGCATACACCATCTACACATCCAGTATTTTCTACCGACTCAAACCACGTCTTTGGTTGGATAGTAAAATTTCCGTTGTCGCATTTGCTGG